GAAACCCTTCGATAGCCATCAACTCCAGGGTACGAGGGTAACTTGTAGGTCACCCCAGTAACGGGCGATACCCTCTCAGGTATCTGATCTCCCAGGATATTAGCCTGTGAGAGCCCAGCTGGGCATTTCCCTACGAACTTCCGGTGGCGCCTCACGGCGATGGCCAGTTGTTCGTTCGTTAAAGACCTCACGGTCTCGTCGCGAAGGGAAATTACAGCATCACCACCCTCACGGGTGTAGATGCTATAAGTTGGTAGTGCCGCGTCACCTCGCCGCTCAGGTCGGTAATCTTTCCGATCCCCGAGCTTAAAGGTGTCAAAGAGTACTCCTCCATAGCCGTGGTCTCGCTGACGCTTCGTGCGCCGCGGGTTCCAATCACCGATGAGGTGACCGTCCCCATAACCATCCGGTCCATAGATCCTTAGAGATGGATGTATGTGCGCGAGCACACGATCCGCCATTTCAGGATTAAGATGCCTAACGTAAAAGTTATGCATCTTAAAGAGCTCCATTCCCGTTACCACGTTTTTGTGATAATAGGGCCGGATATCAATTCCACGAAGGAAATCGCCTCCACAAGACTCCCTAAAGGAGCCAGTCCAGTAACTCTTCTTTCGATTTATCGAAAAACCGCACACTTCAAGAAGTCGCATCACGCGATTGACCGAGTGTGTGCCTACGATGATATCGTCTCCGTAAACAGAGGCGAAACCATCTTCAGCAGCCGAAGAAGCTAGAGCCCAGAAGATTAGGGTCTCAAGAGGGAATGTATAACCATTCCCCATGCTGGAGAACTTTTCAAGGTCGACGCGCTCTGCGTCAAGTAAAACCTTGTCTGACCGACAGGAGTTGAGCATGAAAGCCCACTCCCAAGGCAGAAGTTCGTGGACGACCTCGGTTGAGATCGTATCAGAGGCTGATGACAGGTCCAGGGTGCCAAGATCCCCAGTTAACGACCCTTCTTTCGCAAGAGACTTGTTAATCTCTTGGTTCCGAATGTCGATACCAAATGCGTGCAGACGTTTGGCCATATAGTCGCCGAGAGCCAGCTGAACCATCGTGTTCAGACTAGGCTCTTTAACGATTGACCTATGCGTCTTCGCA